TGTATTGATTGCTCACCACGAGCATATAAACGAAGCCTGTGGAAATCAGCCCATTGATTATAAAATCTACTTTGACCTCCATCTTTTCGAAACCATTCGTATTGAATTGCTTGACCTATCTGTAACCCAAATTCGTAAGATTTTTTTTCTGCATCAGAAACAAATTGACTTGGAAATGCAGTAGGGTTTATATTTATTTTTACGTCTTCCATTTATCTTAAGATTTGGCTATAACTCCCCTTATTATCATATTTAGCAAAGTTAAGTTTTATTTTTGATTTTTTTTTAACGGGATGATATAATGATTTTTGATTTGCCATTATAGCTAAACCTGAACTTATTGATGCATCAAATTTAGTTCTATTGTTTATATTAAATCTAGCCCAATCCTCCAATGTTCTTGTAAAATACATTGTTCCCATTAAATCAATCTCCCTAAAAGTGCCTAATAAATCTAACCCAACATATTTTTCTATATAAGATTCTATTGCGGCCGCATGAGCTTGTTTAATATCTTCGCTTGAATTTGGAATACCTCCTAATTCTTTTTCGCTTTTAGAAAGTTTATTAAATGAACGATCAGGTCTATTCATAGAATAGCCTCTATATCCTCTATTTTTAAAATAATACAATAATCTTGGTTTATTGTTTTCTATAAGAATAGGCATCCCATAAAAAACACAAGCCATAAGCACATCTTCAAAAAATATCTCAGCTGTTTGAGGTCTAGCTACATATTCTAAAAAAAACTCGTTTACAGGCCCTTCATCCATATGGTATTTGGTCATTCCATGTAAAGCTCCGTTTGAGCCACCTCCACCAACAGTTCCAGAAATATCATAACTATCACATCCAAAAGATCCCATGTGTTCATTACCAGGATAATAAATTCCGTTTTTTGAATATTTTTTATTTTGCAAGGTTTTATTAGGTGTCCAAGAAACATAAAACCTTCCTGAATTATTTGGAGAAAAAACAACCTCAGTATCTTTTATTCCATTTTTCCAAGAAAATGAACCACGAGTTATAAATCTATCCTTAATCAAAGAATCATTATAATCTATTTGTTGATATATTTTTGTTAAATTAAATAAGGATTGTTTACTTTCATCTCTGAATGCATGAGACTCAGTTCTAGGAAATTGACGATAAAATTCATTTAAAGCATCGGCATCATTTTTTAAACTATCTACTTCTGCCTCCCAATAATCTATTGCTCCTTGAGTAATCATTTCGTTGTCTATACCTAATATTGGTTTGGTTGGTGTTCTTAAAACAGGCATTCCATAGATATCTATAAACCCTTCCATGTTATATTCCATTGGGATGAAAAGTGAATATAGTCCGCTTTTAGTTTGACCATTTGCATTTCTTTTTTCAACTTTTGAATCATAAAATAATTTTTTTCCATTTTCTCCTCCTTTTTCTAAAGCATTTGCTGTAGAACCCATCATGCATTTCCCAATAACTTTACTTCCTAAACGTAAACAAGTTTTTGTAACTCTCCAGTTATTTAAAATATTATTAGGTTTTTCCCATTTTTTAGATTCATCATGTACAAGAAGTTTTAATTTTTCTCCATCATAACTATTGTCTCCTGTGTTTCTCCAGTCAATAGAAGTATCTAATCCTTCAACAAGATCTTCTTCTTCTATATACATATTTTTTTTAGTAATTTTTGAAGCAGGAACTCTAAATGCTAATTCTGTTTTTGGTTTATCCATACCATCTTGAACAGGTTTAAAGAAAAAAGGATAATTCCTAACTATAGGAACAACTTTGTCTGTAAACATTTTTTTGGCATCTGCTCCTGTTTTAGATAATATACCCAATCTCGCATCTTTGCTAATAGTTCCAATATTGGCAGACTCTTCACTTGCCATATATGAAAATCCTGATCGTCTTATTTTTAAATAATCTTGACCAAAACATCTTTTATCTGCTTTACAAGCTTCCCAATGTAAGTAGAAAACTCTATTTGCATCTCTGTAATCTGGTAAACCAACATCAATTTTTGTCCATTGAAGATACATATAATGAGATCCAGTTATATATGTAGGAACACCATTATTCATAAACCAAAAACCTTCATCTCTTCTGTCAAATTCTTCTTCAATATAATCTACCCATTCATTTTTGAAATTTGAAGGAGTAGCGTGCCATTGAAATATAGATTGTATTTTTTGTAATTTTTTAGGATACAGAAAAGATTCCCAATACTGTTCTTTAATGTTTTTATTTCTTGAATAAATTTCTTTTGGCGGCTTAGGTAGCGCAATCTTTAAACCTTCTATTTCTATAATATCTTCAATTTCACCATTTTTAGAAATAACAACAAAATCATATTTAGCATCATATCCATATTTCCAAGACCTAGCCTTGTTCTTATTTGTTATGACTGTTTTTGGCACAAAGTTTTTTAAACTTTTGCATAAACTATTTTGATCTTCTTTCTGCAAATCCTTCTACTGATTTTTTTACTGTTGTGGAATCATTACCTTCAATTAAATTTTTTTCTAACTCTATTCTTGTCAATATTTCAAAGGCATCAAATATTGCTAATTTTTTTGTTGCTGCTGCATTTTTTAATTTATCTGCTGCAAGCTCATCGTCTTCACCATATTTAATTATTTGTTCTTCAGCAACTTTAATTAATTGTTTGACTGCTTTTTCACCAGCTACAATAATATCTAATTTTATTTGATTTACATTCATAATACTAAAGTTATATGTTTATCAAACATTCTGTAAAGTTTTTCTCCATCTACATTAAATTCATATTCACTATCAGGTTTAAAAGAAATTAAATCTCCTTTTTTTACGCCTTTTTTAATTAAATATTCATTTGGATATTTAATTATACCTTTTAAAGGTTCTTCATTTTGATTTGTTTTAATATAATAATTTTGTTTTTCAATAGGTTTTACCATACAATATTTAGAATGAGCTTTCCATTTATTATTTTTTTTGTACATAAAAAATTGATCATTATCAATAAAAAACAAATCATCTTTAAAAAAGCTTTTACCACTTCTTTCTTTTCCTTTTATATCGTTATAATATTTAAAAACATTATGATGCACTAAAAGTGTATCTCCTATTTCAATAGGTCCTGTATAATTAATTGGAGTTTCAACAACTTTAGCATATCTATTTGAAGATTTAAAATCTTCTTTTGAAGTGCTAGTTATAAAATTAACATCTCCTATTTTTTTTATACTATCATATCTTGCCCCATTTTTGGGTTTTACTATAAAATAAAAAGGTGATTTCATTTAAAAAATAAATTATATTCAATTGAAACAGGCATATTATTATTAAATTCTTTCCAAAGAAAAATTTCATTTTCTTTATTTTCTATGTATATTTTTATAGAATCAGTAGATTGAATTTTTTTAATTAAATAAATTGTGTAGTGACCATTTAATACCTCTTGATTAACAATATAATGCATTGCATTGTTTTTATAATCTTGTCCAATTGATATTTTTCTTATATCATTCATTTAATTAAATTTAATTTAACAAATATAATTTATTTTTAAGAGAATTTTTTGTAAAGTTTTTTATCTTTTTTTTACTTTTTCAATCGACCTTCCTCCGAAATAAGCTCCAATCACTGTTATTAAAACAAGCTGTAAAAGCTCTGTCCATTTTTCTTCAACTTCAAAAGCAATAAATCCACTATCTATAAAAACCATTATAACAGTAGAAACAACTAAAAATATAAGGGTAAGTGGGCGTACTGATTTAGTTAACCAGTTTCCATGTTGCAAATCTACCTTCCACCTTTCTGTAACATTTTTTTGCATATCAGCCTCTGCATCAATAAAGACCTTATCCATTTCTTGTTTTAACTTTGCACGCTCTTCTTTTGAAAAAGTATGTTTATCTATGATGCCAGATATTTTTCCTGCAATATCCGCACCAACACCTCCAAATAGTTTTGCTAAAATATTTTTCATTTTAATTCTTTTAATATTACATATATTTCTTCTAGTTCTTTTTCCATATACTCAATTTTTAAATCTTGTCTTCCATCTGCAGGTAATGCTCCTAATTCTCCTCTAGGCCATTTAATTCTAAATTCATCATTTAAACT